AATATCAGCGGTAGCCAATTCCCACGATTCAACCCAGAGATAAATGTTGTGAAGGCTGAAAGTGTGCCGCAAGAGGGTACGAACTATTTTATTACCGACCCTGCTGGAGCAAGAAACTGGTTTATGCTTTGGGCTAGGGTTGACAAGGAAGGGAATATATATGTCTACAGGGAGTTCCCAGACACTTCAGATGGCGAATGGGCATTACCCTCTGGTGACCCAGACGGAAAGGCAGGGACAGCCCAAAGAAACGGAGCAGGGCGGTCTCTGGCTGATTACAAGCAAATGATTCTCGACCTAGAACAAGGTGAAGCCATCTGGGAGCGTTATATCGACCCTCGTGCTGGTGGCTCTAAGGCTGTGACTGACGAAGGCGGCACTACCCTTATCGAGATGCTTGATGGTGGCGAGAACCCTATGAACTTCCAACCAGCCGCTGGCATCCGCATCGAGCAGGGCGTGGCAATGATTAATGACGGCTTTGCCTACGACTACAACCAAGAGTTAAGCCCTCTGAACAAACCTAAACTTTATATCAGCGATGCCTGTGAAAATCTTATCTACTGCCTCAAGGAGTGGACAGGACAGGATGGAGACAAGGGTGCGACTAAAGACCCTATCGACTGCCTACGCTATCTTATGACAATGAATCCTCAATTTCAGGGAAATGACTCTATGAAGGGTTGGGGGGGCGGTGGATACTAATGGAAGTCTACTACCCTACGCTCTTGTCTCGTCAGAAAGCGATGCTATTCGCTAATATTGGAAGGATAAGGCTTGAGTCGCTAGCCAGAAATGGTCAAGTGAGGACTTTCACCACCAAAGGTGGTCACAAAAGGTATTTCCGTGATGACCTTAAACAATATTTAAATGCAATCTTACAAAAATAACCAAGACGAACTGGTTTTTGCCAGCGAAACGCCAAATATCCCTTATCTTTACAAGGAATACCAGCGTTCTACTCAAAATGGCGGCAACACCGCTAACATCAATCAAAATGATGACATTCGTCTGTCCCGCTGGGAAGGTCAAACGCACGATGGCAAGAAGCACAGCGAAAATCTCCCCGATGGTCAGCCTGCTTTCCCTTTTGAAGGTGCTTCTGATGTCCGTTCACGCCTAGTTGACCGCACAATCAACGACCTCGTGTCGATGTGCGTCACGACCTTTGACCGCTGTCAGGTTAAGGTCAAGGGGACTGAATTTAGTGATTCTGAGTCCGCTTCTGTCGCTAATGTGCTGATGTCGTGGCTTCTTGAGTCTCGCCTACGTTCTGAACTCCGCAAGGAAGCCGAACTCCTCTGTCAGTACACCCAGCAGTACGGCTGGTCTGCCCTTAATGTTATCTGGGAGCAGGAAATGGGTACACGATTCCAAAAGATTCGTTTGGATGAACTGATGCAGATTGTTCAGCAGGCTGTTCAGCAGAACCCTGAAACAACGCTCAAAGACCTCCCTGCCGCCATCCAGAACCCTGAACAGGAGGACTACGCTGTAGACCTCATCTGTATGTACCTCCAGTCGGTTGACCCTAAGGATGTTAAGAAGGCTATTAAGCAACTGCGTGAGAAAGGCGTTTGCGAAATCCCTGAACAATTCGTTTCCAAGAACCAGCCGCTTGTAGTTGCTCTCAAACCGTATGATGAAATCTCATTCCCTCCTGAGACTATTGAAATCCAGAAGGCTCGTGTCATTTTCCGCAGAACCTATATCACGGAAGTTGAACTGCGTTCTATGGCGGCTCAGGAAGAATGGTCTGACTCTTTTGTTGAGCAGGCTGTTAATGTTATGGGAATGCAGTCCCAGTTTAACGACCCTAACCTTCTCCCTGCCGCCGCCCTGATTAATTATCAGGTCAGCCGACAGGACAACCTCATTGAACTCGTGTACGCCTACAGCCGTCTCATTGACGAGAATGGCGTTCAGGGCATCTACCAGACCATCTTCTGTCCTCAGGCTGGTAGTGAAGACTATGCCTCGCACGGACTGCTTGGCTACGCCCACAACAAGTATCCTTTCATCATCTACCGCAGAGAACGCACCCGCAGAGCCATTATGGAATCTCGTGGCGTTCCTGAAATTGCGATGACTGACCAAGAAGAAATCAAGGCTCAGCACGATGCTATCCGTGACCGCACAGCGTTCACCACGATGCCTCCTATCCTTGTTAAGAAGAGACTTGGTGGTATCAATAAGATTGCCCCAGGAATTCACCTGCCTGTCACATCAATGGATGACTACAAGTTTATGCCTGCTCCTACTGACCAGAATCAGCAGGTGGCATTTCTGCTTATTGACAGGGTTGAACTGAATCACGCTTCCTACTTTGGTCTGCCTCACCCGCAGATTATGCCGCAGAAGACTCAGACCACTCAGCAGTTCGTCATTAACAACTGGCTCGATGTGTGGAGCGAGGCGTTTTCTATGACCTTCTCCTTGATGCTCCAGTATATGGAGTCGGCTGAGATTGAACAGATTACTGGCAACGCCCTGCCACAGAATATGTCCAGCGTGAGCAATATGTACGACTTCCAAGTGAAATACGATGTGCGAGAACTCGACACGAACTTTGTCATCGAGAAACTCAAGGCTATTACGCAATTTGTCCTTCCTCTGGATGGCGGTGGCGTTATCGACAAGAACAAGTTGGTCAAGGCGGCTATTGAGGCTATTGACCCTGACAAGGCTAAGGAACTCATCATTAACCAGACTTCCGCTTCCCAGCAGATGTACAAGGACATCCAGTCTGACATCGGACTGATGATGCTTGGTAATGAGGCAAACTATGTTGAGAATGACCCTGCCGCCCCGACCAAATTGCAGTATATGCAAGACATTATGAGCAAGAACCCTAAGGCTCAGCAAATGATGCAACAAGACCCGCATTTCCGTGCTCTTATGGAGAATATGATGAAGAACCTCCAGATGTCTGCTATGCAACAGCAGAACAAGCAGATTGGTCGTACTGGGGTCACCCCTGTCGGTCAACAAGCCGCTGATGGTATGAAACAGCAGATTGACCAAGCCAACGAACAACAACCCCAGCAATAATGAGTTATCCACAGCAAATTATCGTAGGTTTCTCTTTTGAAAAGCACAATGAACTCTGGAAAGCCGTCAATCTCCTACTCGATGCTTCTATTGATTCTGAAACTGCAAATGCTATCTCTAAAGAAAATAAGGGTGAAGACAGGGCTTGGCATTGTGGCAGAGCCGAAGCCCTCTCCTCCTTTAGAGAAATCTTAATGAACACCCGCAATGATGTTCTCCGTGACCAAGGAAGACCCTCTGAAGAACACAGTTCGTCAGAAAACGGTATGTAATGGTTATAGTACTTGCTTAGTATAATTTTAAGCCGTAACTGGCTACTAGTTCTGGAACTATTACAACATCCTGCATATAAAAACGGACTTTAGACCTTATCTAATGACAACAGAAAATCAAGCCGACCTTAGCACGGCTCAAAACAACGCTACGAAAAACGAAAGCACCCCGCAGGCTTTTGATATCAGTAAACTCGCTGACATAGTTAGCGAATCCTTCCTAGGCGGTAAGGAAAATAGTGAGTCTTTAGTCTCGCAGGAGCAAACTGAAGCGGAAGTTCAAGCGACTTTCGAGAATAGTGAGGTTCTTTCTCAAGATAACGATACAGCCACCGAACAGGACGAGTCTACAGATTCCGAGGAAACCGAAGAAACCAAATCTGAAGATAACGAACTTGATAGGGGCTTGCCCAAAGGTGTTAAGAAACGCATCGACAAACTCTCTGCTAAACGCAGGGAGGCTGAAGCAGAAGTAGAACGACTCCGTTCTGAGGTGGATAGACTGTCGCAAGAGGCTAACAAGCCAGCACAGACTCCGACTCAGGACAATCCGTATGCTCACCTGTCTACGCTAGAAGAGGTTAATCGAGAGATTGACCAAGCCAAGCAAATCAGACGCTGGTGCGAAATGAACCCCGATGGTGCAGTAGTAACAGGTAAGGATGGAAACGAAGTGGAATACTCCGCTGAAGAAGTGCGAAACATCAAAATCAAGTCTCTTGATGCGATGGAAGACCACCTCCCCAAGCGTATGCAGTACCTCCAGAACTTCAATCAGATGGAAACCATTGCCGCTAAGGAATACCCTTGGTGGAAGGATAAGGCATCACGAGACAGACAAATCGCTGAGACCTTCCTGAAGGCGTTCCCTGAAATCCAGAAATTCCCTGACTACAAGATGGTGATTGGTGATTACATCTCTGGCGTAAAGGCTAGAGAATCCAAAGGCAAGTCCTCTGGAGTTATCAACAAAGCACCTAACCAGCCTAGACCTTCTTCAGCCCCGAACTCCGTTCCTTCCAAGGATGCGAAGTCTCAGCAAGCCCAGAAGCGTTTTTCTGTATCAAACTCTAGAGATGACCTTTCAACTATAATCGCTAACCGATTCCTGTAATCATTCAAAACCCCTAAAACCTATATACCTATATGGCTAATCTCACAGAACCCTCCTTCTCGTCTGGTAAGAGAGAAGAACTCGCTGACCTCATTGCTCTCGTTGATGCTAAGGATACTCCTTTCACCTCGATGGCTAAGAAGGGCAGCAAACCCGGAAATACTCTGTTCCGCTGGCAGGCCGATTCTCTTCCTACCCCGAAGACTACTGGCACAGTTGACGGCACGGATGTTTCGACATACGACAACTACACTAAGGACGGCTCGACTCAGTATCGTGCTGAACTCAGCAACTACATCCAAATCTTCAGACGCTCCGTTCGTGTCTCCCCGCTTACGCAGGATATCACGACTATCGCTGGTGTTCGTGATGAACTCGCCAACAATGTCGCTAAGGGCATTCAGGCTATCAAGCGTGATATGGAAGCCTCGCTGTGTTCCGACAATGCGGCTCAGGCTGACAATGGTACTCTGCCGTATGTTACTCGTGGTCTCCACAAGTGGCTCCAGCCGATTGCTACAAAGGATACTGTCCTTCCTGTCATCGACCAGTTCTGCACACCTACCGCCAATCGTTCGACTGTCGGTACTGCCGCCCTTACTGAATCCGTTGTCCAGAATGTCCTCACAGGCATCTACT